TCTTCTTGCCGCAAGCATGGCAAACGCCTTAGCTTTACCTAAATCCTCAAACTCCTTATAAATCTCATCATTCCAGACATCTTCAAAGTATCGGTCTGAAGTGTGGTCGTAATCTCCGATTGGAGTGTACTCTACTATATACATAAGCCCTCCAAGGCGTTAGTTGATGATTCAAACTATACAGAATCAACCAATAAATACAATTACAATATTGTAATGTTATGGTAACGCAAAACCTATTGACAAGCGTGTTTGTTACCTTTTGTAAACGTGGTATAATTAAGGTCACAATTCGTAACATCAACGTATAGGAGAAAATATGACTGATGTTAATGCCACTGAAGGCGCTGTGAACGAGACTGAGTTAGCTGCTGAGACTCAAGTAACACAACCTTCGTCTAGCCCTGCGGAAGTGGCTAGTGCCGGAAATGACACATCCGAAAATGTTGTTACAAGTGAATCTGATTCGGTAGCTCCGGAGAAAGACCTAGCTTGGTATGAAGAGCAGAATAAGCAATTAAAAGCTGAAGCTGCACGTAAACGCGATAAGCTAAACAAAGAGCGTGAGGCTAGGAAGGCCGCAGAAGCACGTTTAGAGCAACTTAACGCATCAGCGCCTAAACAGGAGCAGTTTGATGGTGATTTTGATGCGTATCAGCAAGCACAGAACGAGCATATGCTCAGACGTGTAATGGCTGAAGAGAAGTTGACGGGATTATCAGGTGAAGGTGTCAGGAATGACGACCTTGAGCGAGTACAAAAAGCCAGCGAAGGCTATGTAAACGCAATTCAAGGGTACTTTGGTCAGGAAGGGGCTGTAAATCCTCAAGCCTACCAGAGCAAGGAAGCTGTTTTTAATGACTTTTTGACAATGCGCACACCATCAGAGCAAGCAATGATTATTGAGCAGCTTGCAACAATGGAAAACGCACCTGAAGTTATTATGAACATTGCAGATAACCCAGAGGCTTTAAATAAGTTAGCTAATGAGCCTGTTTTAATGGTTGGCTCGGTACTGAGTAACGCAAAACGACCTTCTAGGCCGTCAAGCGCAGCGCCACAGCCTGTACCAGAAGTAAACGGGGCTAAAGGTGCTATTTCGGGTGACTATGACATGAACACCATAGAGGGAATCATGCAATGGGAGCGCGATAATGGAATACGCAAAAACTAAGTTTAGATGATCGCACTTATACAACATTTTTTTAATTTATAGGTGTAATTATGGCTAATAACTTTAGCAACACTCAGCTTGTAACTGATCAGGTTACAGCGCGCCTTTCTAACCGTCTTATCAAAGGCGGCATGGTTCCTAAAGACTTAGAAGGTGAATTTTCAAGCGCACAATACGGTGACACTATTAACATGCGTCGCCCTGTGTATATGACCTCTACAACTGGTGCCGTTATCGGTGGTTCTGATACTACTGATATCATCCAAGGTACTGTCCCTGTTGTTGTTGATGAGCGCCACAAGGTTGTGTTCTCTCTGACTACTCAGGAAATGTCCTTGGACATCACTTCGCCTCGCATTCAAAACGTAATTGATGCACAGGCTGAAGAGTTGGCAAACATTGTAGAGCAAGCAATTGCAGATGAGTTTAAGAACGAAACTTGGAACTACATTGACGCTTCAGGCGGCATCTCTTTGGATGACATCGGTGAAGCTGAAGCCTTTATGATCGCTCAGGGTGTAAACTCTATGTCTGATCTGTACGGCTGTGTAACTCCAGATGCAGCTCGCATTCTGTCTAAAGAAGTATCTACTAACTTCTCATTCCCTTCAGTTGCTCGCGTAACTGATGCTATGGATCGTGCGAAGGTTGGTATGTACAACAACGTAAGCATTATGCGCGACCAAGTTCTGGCAACTCACTCTTCAGGTGTAGCAACTGGTACTATTCTTGTAAATGGTAATGACCAGAATGTTACTTATGATTCAGTTAGCGGTACTTATGAGCAGACTATCGACCTTGATGGCTTTACTGCTTCTACTACTGGCATTCTGAAGCAAGGTGACGTTATTAACATCGCTACTTTTGAAGCTGTAAACCGTAAAACCCGCAAAGCCGTTGGTGAGCTGCAAGACTATGTAGTTAAGGCAGACGTTGACTCTAATGGCGCTGGCGAGGCTACTGTAACCATTTCTCCGCCTATCATTGCGGAAGCTGGTGCGGCTAACGCTTACAACACTGTAGATACTGATGTAACAGACGTAACTGCAATGGACGGCTTGGCTGTAACTGTATTGACTGGTCAGAGTGCTACTCGCAAAGAAAACATTATCTTTGCCCCAGAAGCATTCCAGTTGGCTATGGTAGACCTGCCTAACGTATCTGAGTACGGTGCAAAATCCGCTACTCGTAATTACGAAGGCGTATCGGTTCGCTTGGTTCAACAGTACGGTATTGTTGATGATGCTATCACCTTCCGTGCAGACGTATTGTTTGCAGTGAAGTGTGTTCAGCCTTACTACGCACACCGTATTGGTACTTCTAAGTAAGACCAAATTAAGGGGCTGAAATATGCCCCTTTTTCTAATTCTAGGAGAGATTATGAGCAAGACTTATTTAATGGTCTGGTGCTTGACCGAGGGCGGTCAGGTACATGGTAAAACCATTCGCGCACATGAATGGAAAGAAAATCCAGATAACGAACTAATGGATTTAAATGGGTATGTTAAAAACCCGCTTCATTTACCAGACGCAGACAAGAGGGCTTATGAAGCCATCATTAAGCCTCATAATGAGTTGAAGCTTGAAGGCGCTAATAAACGAAAAGAAGCGCTAGAAAAGACTCTAGAGCATGAGCTAGAGCATTTGCCTGAAGAAGAGACTCAGGACACCAAGGAGCAACTAGAGGCCACAGAGGGGCTTATAGATGCGATAGAGGCTGATTTAGCTGCAAGAGAAAGCGACCCGCATTTGAAGTGGGGTGAAGAGCAGAAAATCGGTCAAGCTTTCGCGGATGCGGTAGAGGTAGAGAATTTCCTGCTTAACCTGCCTAGCGAGAGAAGCAAAAAGAAGGTAGCAAGATTCCTCAAAGAGCGAGGAATTAAGTGTGATGAAAGTCTCACTTTGAAACCGTTAAAAGAATACGCTAAAGAAGCGTTAGGTGCTTATGTCGAATAAACAGAGTGTAATTGAGAGCGCATTTGCTAAAGCGGGAATACTTCCAGAAGAGGAAGGGTTATCCGCTAACGAGTTGGTAAGAATGCTCACTCAGCTAAATAACATGGTTGAGGTATGGTTTGACGATGGGATTTCTATTCCTTATTTGATTTCGGATAATTTGTCGGATGATACAAACTGTACAGCAGCGCAAGAAGAAGCAATGGCAAACAGTCTCGCTATTGACGTTATGGCTATTTACTCAGCAGACCGCGCACCTAGCCCGCAGCTTATCAACCGAGCAAAGCAGAGCAAGCGCGCACTCAGAAACCAAGCGGCAGGAGATGTAAGAAAGACAATGCCTCAAACCCTCCCAAGAGGGTCGGGCAACACTCGTTACAACTTTTCGACTTACAGAACTTTTTTTCGCAACAGTCAGCAGTACCGAATCTCATTAAGTAACCGAGATGTTTTGTTTGATGAGTACGGCAGACCTTTATATTTCAATTCTAATACATGGGCTAATACATGAGCACACTAGACCAAATCCCAGTAGTTACAGACGCACAAGACTCTGACTATGTTGTTTTAAACCGAGGCACTAAGCAGCGCCAAATGCCTCGCGCAAACTTTCTTGACGGTGTATCCGGCTACTCCATTGAGCAAGTTACAGCTTCGGCTAACTACACGTTAACCGCCTCTGAGGCAAATGAGGTATGGGTTTTTATTGATGGCGACAGCTATGAATTAACACTAGGCGCGGGGACTGAAGGCGTAAAATACGTGGTATTTAACACAGCGGCAGCCGAAGGAAACGGAGTTACCATTAATATCGGCTCTGGTGTTACTTGCCCGCTAATTAATGATGGCACATCTTTTATTGAAGATAATACAGCCGGACTGGCTTATAAATCCGCAACATTTTACGCAACCTCTAGCTCTAGCTATGTGGCTGAAGGCGATATTTCGCTGCCGTTCTAATGCCAAGTTTGCCTTTTACAGATGGTTTTTACTCGCTCCCTAACACTTCGATTTCTAACCAGCGTTGTGTTAATTGGATGCCTGTTATCTCCCAATCCGGTGCTCGCTCTCAGTCTCAACTTATAGGGATTGAGGGGATACGCTCTATTGTAGATTTGGGCGGCAAAATACGCGGCTCTATTTTCTTTCAAGGGAGTATGTACTACCTTGCAGGCAATGACTTTGTAAGAGTAGACAAGCTATTTAATGTAACGGTTATTGAGTCGGACGCGGTTGGCGGTTTTAATCGTGTATTCATGGCTGAAAACGGCTTAGTCATTACTCTGGTTAACCCTAACGGGGAATCATACTTCTATGACCCCGATACCGGCTTTAGCCAAATCACTAATTCGGACTTTCTTGAGTTAACAAGTGATTTTGGCAGAGCTATAGGCGTTACTTATTCAGACGGCTTTTTTGTCTACAATACCGAGGAGATTTTATTTAGCGGCTCTATTAAAACGAAAAATAAGGGCAAAGACTTTAACGCTCTTGAGTTTATTCGTGCCGAGCAGTTTACTGATAATCTAGTAAGGGTTATTTACTCTCAAGGCTCTATCTACGCCTTTGGGGATTTAAGCTACGAAATCTACCGACTTAAGCCCACTTCAACTATAGGCGAGTTTCCCTTTCAGCGCATTCAAATACAAAACAATGAGTATGGCTTGTTTGGCCGCTATAACGTAGTTGACGCTAACTCTGTGCTGTATTTTATTGGCGGCAGCAAGCGTGAAAAGCCGAGTGTATGGGAGCTTCAAGGCTCAAATGTCAGAAAGATTTCCACTGATGCTGTAGATTACCTAATAGACGCAGAATCACCAAACTCATCTTTTGCTTGGGCTTATACTTTGGGAGGCCGATTTCACAGAGGGTTTACCTTCCCTAAGACTTCGGTAGTTTATGACTCATCCACCCAAAGATGGCATGAAAGACAGTCTGATAGGTACGAAAGCGGCTGGCAGGTTCAGACTATTGATCGAGCGTTTGGTGTTTTATTGGCAGGTAATGACAATGGAGTTATTGGCGAGATAGACCAAAGCGTTTATACAGAATATGGGGAGACTATCTTTGATTTCTTCACCACCCAGCCATTTGCTGATCAGCAAAAAGATTTTGCGCTTCATAGAATGGAAGCTGTCTGCCAGTCGGGGGTTGGAAATGATGACATTGAGGAGCCAACTATTGCGTTTAGCTTTTCTGATGATGGGGTTGAGTTTGGCAAGGAAAGATACAGAAGTCTAGGTAAGCGAGGAGAGAGAAATAAGCGTCAAGTGTGGAGAAATCAAGGCCGATTCGATCAAGACACAGTGTTAAGGTGCGCTGTTAGCGCCCCCTGTCGGAAAGCCATAATACAAATGGTAGGGACGTTTCTATAATGCCTGAGCAGATTCTAGTGCCACAATGGGGCAAGACGCTAACTTTCAAGGGTGTTGCCGACAAAGAATTCCATATTTGGATGGAAGATGTAACTACGTGCCTGAATGATATTTCAGGGGATGTTACGCCCACCTCTATCACTATTAACGGGGTTTTGATTGATGATCTGACCCTAGAGGGTAGGAGCACAGAATTTACCTCTATGGGGTCTACGGGCGTTTATACGCACTTTGAAAACTTTAGTTACGAGACCATCCCTAGTGGTGAGACTGTGTTAGTCAGAGATAACCAAGAAATGGTTTTGGTTTCTGACTTGGTTGTAGATGGCGAGTTGGATTTAGAGGGTGAGGTTGCTTTTACAGATACCCCGAACGTCTACGCAATGCTTAATATTGGCACTGGCGCTGAGATTTACAAAAGCACACTTGACCAGACTTTCAGATTAAGAAGTTTAGTTGGCGGCACTAACATTACCATTACTCAGAATGCCGATGAAATAGAAATTAGCTCCGCAGCATCGGGTGAGGCCAACACTGGCTCAAATGTTGGCGCGGGTTCGGATATTTTCAAGCAAAAGTCAGGCGTAGATTTAGAGTTTAGAACGGTAACAACTGACTCAAACCTAACAGCCACACAAAATGCAGATGATGTAGAGATAGGGTTGAACACAACGGCTGTAAGTGCTGGAAGCTACACAACAGCAGACATTACCGTTGATGCTCAAGGGCGAATTACGGCAGCTTCTAATGGCACTCCGACTAGCGTTTACTCATTTAACCGAATTATAGGCACGGGCACACAATCAGTCACCTCTACACTTACAGCAGTAACATGGAGTACCTCTAACGACTCTAGCGGCTCTGACGTAACCTTTGATGGCCTAAACCCTACAAGGCTTACAGCGGCTTCTGATGGCGTTTACAAAGTTGGCGGCTATTTGACAGTTCAAAGTGCAGCGCAGCGCGCACAGACGGCCTCTGAGATTCTTGTTAACGGGGTTGCCACAGGCTATCAGCGCAGCGGCTCTTATATCCGTAACTCAGGTTCGGCCTACGACTACTGGACAATGGAGGTTTCATCCACTCCTTTTACGCTATCGGCTAATGACTACGTTGAGTTAGGTGTGGGACAGGTTGCAGGCGCTACTTATGGTTACAGTGGCGCGTTAACGATTAATTTAGATCGCTCGGTTTCCGAGTTTTGGTTGGAGAGAGTGGCATGAGTGCTGTTAACTTTCAATGCTTAAGTGAAGCTCCGGCTTCTCCAGAATCAGGTCGCGTAAAATTATACGCAGACTCTAGCTGTAATCTTTACCTTATTGATGGTGCAGGCAATGTCACATCTATAGGTGAGCTGGGCAGCTCAGAAACAATAGACGCTGATTACACCATACAACCCACTGATTACTCTTTACGGGTGACGGGTGCTCGCACAATTACAGTGCCAGACGCCCTGCCAAGAGAGGTCACCATATACGCTGCGACAGACACCGTGACTTTAGAGAATGAGGCGGCAAGCGCATTAGTTATAGAAAATTTTATCTTATCTACAATTGCAGTAGGCGAGACAAGAACAATCATATGGGATGAATCCTTAGCGGGGTATTACGCGAAATGACAATACAAAAAGCAGATGCAGACGAAAGAACGCTATTTATATCGCCCGCTGGTAATGATGACTCTTTGGGCGAGGAAATACCTAGAAACTTTAAGACGGTTGAAAAGCTTGAGCAAGTATTGGACGCGCTCGACCCAGCGCCAGATCAAAACAATCAGGCAGGCGCTTTGTGCTTAACGCGAGGTAGATTCCAGCCTGATACGGCATACAGCCCGCCCGACTGGACGCAGACGTTTATGCCAGTCGCCACAATTGCAGGGGATAGCCCCACAAGGGATTTATCTAATGCAGTGGTTAAGGCTAACTCTTTTGCTTTGTTCGAGTCTACTGGGATTAGTGCCTATCCTAATCAATGGGCGCTAGATATTGATAACGTATTGGCGTTTGGCGCAACACAAAAAGCTATATTTTCTTTTGGCGGCTTGGGCGCGGTACGTGTTACAAATCTTTCTGCTGATATTTTCCTAGATGCTGGCCAGATAGGTACAACAACAGAAGGCGTATACATTGATTCACAAGGCGGTGGTGCGATAATCGCAAACTATGACCTTATTGACTTAAACGTAAATGGGGCGAGAGCTTTTTACGTTGATTCGGGTAATGGCTCTGAAACCGTATCTTTACAAGGAAACGTGATCAGGCTTGCGCAAGGCGCTACCACTGGCACAGCGCTAGAGGTAGACGATGGCAATAATATTAGCTTTGCTTATCAGCGCGTACAAGGTGACGTAATTATAAACAATGGCGAAGTTCAGTTAGTCGGTCAAGTTGCTGAAAATGACGTAACAATTAATAACGGTATTGTCGATGTTGCATACCAGAAAATAGGTGGTGACTTAATTGTAAACGGCTCTGACCCTGATTTACGGGTTGGCAGGCTATCGGGTGATTTGCTTATAGATGGCGCTACGCCAACTGTAAACGCTAACAGAATCACAGGCGCAATCACTGTTACTAACTCAACAGCTCAAATAAAAACGCATATATCTAGCAGCGACATAACTAGCACAAATAGTAATGGGCGTTATGAGTCTCAAGATCATACTGGGAATGTAAATCATGTTTCAGGAGGCGCGGTTTATCGCTTAGATGCTATCACAGGAAATACAACAATTTCAGCAGGCACGGCCTCTCTAAACTCTGAGGCTATATTTGGCACAATAGACGTAGACGGGGGCTTACTGTACGCAGACATTAAAGCTATTTCATCTGATGTAAATGTCGCTAATGGCGCAGGTCTGATTGGAGATATTTATTCGCTAGGCGGTGACTTAACATTAGCTGCTGGCTCGACATTTAATGGCCTTGTAAACGTACTGACAGGCTCTTTAACTGTAGACCCTGCCGCTACGCTAGATGGCCGAATAAATGGAGTAGAATACGGCTCATGGGCAAACAGCGCATCAGAGTTTACAGTGACAGCCACAAGGGATGGGACTATACCTACTACATGGGAGTCAAACTTGCGGATCACTTTGGACTTTGACAATGACACCATTGACGATGTTAGGGGTAAGTTTACTAAGACCACAGGCTTAAGCCGTCAAGTAGACTTTAGAATTATCAATGTTGATACATCTTTGGTCTATAGAACCGGAACAATAACCACAACTGCAACGGGCGAAATTTCTACAGATATCTCTACGGTAGTTAACGCTTTTCCTGTAACAGGCGTAGTAAATCTAGCTATTCAAGCTCAAAGATCAGGCGGCACTGGCATTAATGGTGCTGGTGGTGAGATAGATATAACGAGAACTTAAAACGTGTTAAAATGTAACACATGTGTAAATAGGTAACATATTATGCCTTGGACAGATGATCTAGGATTAACAGACATAGAAGGCGCTCAGGAAGCGGCAAGGGAAAGCTCGGCAGCTTTACAGCAGGCCGGACAACAAGCGATTGGCACGGTAGAGGCTGCACAGCAGAAATATGCAGACCCTTACTTTGAGGCCGGAATGGGCGGTCTTGGTCGTGCGATTGATTTGATCGGTGGTCGCAGACAGCAGCAAACCCCTTACGAGCAGCAGTTAATAAATGAGGCGCTAGAGCGCGAAAATCGTGAGGCGG